AAAGCTCATATCAAAATTACCTTTTCTAATATGACTTCTTAGAATCTTTTTGTATCGTTTTAGTGATATATAATCACCAGTCGATTCTTCTTTTTTGTGTGGTCTTAATATCATCCAACCCTCATATTGTTTGCTCGTAAAAAATACTTTCCGCTATGTATTCTAATATTTCGTCTCGGTCATCGTCTGGGTGCAAGCCGTAAGCAAATGCCGTGTAATCTATTTCATTATCAAGTAGGCCTTTTCTATCTTGCTCTAGTACATAGCTTTGTATGTTTTCCAGCTCTTGCTCGTTATGTTGCTCGTTGTAGTGATTGCTCATATTGGATTCCTAAATAAATGAAACAATGCTTTTAATTGTTCTTTGGTTAGATGTCGTAAATGTTTTGGTATGTCCTCTCGCTTCATGTAAGCCTCACAGTTCCATTGGGAGAGACTGTGCCTAGCCTTTCCCCTGTTATTGTTAATAAAAGCCATGTACCGCATGTCTGTTGCTTAGACGTATCTTTATTTGGGTATATGATCTCGCCAGTGTGTCCTAGCTCATCTCTTAGATGCTTGGCGTATGAAAATTCAGCCATAGCAAAAGTTATTGTTTTATATGGTTTCATTGGTCTTGATCCTTTAAATAGTTTTCTACTATGGTTAGTTGTTTCTGTATGTGTTCCAGGTCTTTGTCTAATTCTTTTGTGCTTTCAAAGTTGTCATCTTGTAAACAAGCTACAGAAATACTTGCTTCTTTTACCGCTTTTATTACTTTTTCCATTATTTCCCCCTGTTTGTTGGTTTACCATTAGGAAAGGTTAAAGCGGTGCTAAACGCTTGCCAGTCCTCTGGTGTCATTATTTGCTCTACTTTGTGTATTGGCGTGTTATCTTTTAGGCCGTACTTCTTGCGCAGTTGTCCTATGATGCTTTTGTGTGTTTTGGTTTTAATAGTCATTGTGTCAACCTTAGAATTGTTTAATGATAAAACTGGTCAATCCGTCTTTTTTATCGTCAAGAGGTATTAAAATGGTTCTGTCCTCTATATCCTCTAAAGATTTATAATCGTTCCCATAATCTTCTTGGAACTCTCGAAGACTATCATATTCAGCAAACTCACAACACAGGGCAATTACATCTAATTCAATTGGTTCTTCCATATCGTCTCCCAGATCATCTAAGAAATCATAAAGAGTGCTTAAACCTTGATAAGAAAACTGGTTGCCCCTACCCATTTTGTGAAACGCTGAGGTAAATTCGCTTTTAGTTATTGTTTGTATTATTGTCATATTACTTCACATGAGTAAGTATATTTCTTGAATGTTCTCTTTTCTTTTCTATTACTTGGTGTTGAATAGTAGACCAAGGATGTTCCCTTTCTGAATCAAAATCCACGACTTGAATTTGAATATTCTTGTCATTTTCAGAAACTTCTATTTTAAAAGCATCTGTTATTATTTCTACCATTCCATATTCATTAACTGTTGTTTTCATAGTTTACTTCTCCAAAGTATCAAGGCTTAATTGCCTTGTAATACTAATTATGCATATATATTTATAAATATCAACAACTTTATTCAATAAATATGCAAAAAAAGGTAATTATTTAGCTAAAATGTGCAAAATACCCTAAAATAAAGCATGGAAAAGGGAAAACCAGGCAGAAAAAGAAAGCTCGCCCAACTAACTGAAGATGAGTACAAACAAATAGCTCAATGGTCTGGCGATGGCTTAAATGAAACACAAATCGCCACTTTGCTTAATGTAAACATCTCAACAATAACTAGAGAAAAGAAACGTAACGAGCAATTTGCACTAGCTATAAAAAAGGGAAAGTACAAAGCAGTCCAACTGGTAGCAAACAAAGTATTTCAAAATGCAATGGACGGCAAAGAAACAAGCGCGATATTTTTCCTAAAGAATCGCGACCCAGACAACTGGGCGGATCGCCAGGAAATTAATTACAACCTAGATCTTAAAAATGTTCTCACTGACGCACGCGCCAGGATAATAGATCACGCGCCAGCTCGCGCACTGCCCAAGCGAGCGCAAGCGCTGAGCAAAAATGCACAAGCGAGCGAGGGCGAGGGCGTTAATGAATAATATAGGGTGGGGGCGGATGCGAGGCAATAGTTTTTATTACTCCCTTTTTAACTAATGCAAGATTCTCTCAATAAATCGCATTTGACCCCCCCTTTCGTTGCGTGGCGGTGGTGATATATGTATAACTACTCAACTAAAATTTTTTAATTTTTTTTTAATATGAAATACGGCGTAAAACTAGAAAAGGAATTGATGACCGAACTATGGTCAGGACCAATCAAAGACAACCCAGTAAACTTTGTTAAGTATGTATTCCCATGGGGACAGAAAGACACCCCCCTTGAAGATTTCAAAGGACCAAGAAAGTGGCAGGAAAAAATTTTACGAGAAATGGCAATACACATTGAGCGAAACAATGTATTAGATTTACCAGAGATGTTTAGACTAGCCGTAGCATCAGGTCGTGGTATTGGTAAGTCCGCACTTGTCGCATGGATCATAATATGGATGTTATCTACTAGACTTGGTTCTACCATAATCGTAACTGCTAACACCGAGCAACAGCTTAGATCAAGAACATGGGCGGAGTTAGGTAAGTGGCTAACACTATCTATTAACTCTCATTGGTTTACCAAGACAGCTACCACGATTAAACCAGCACAATGGTTTGAAGATGCGCTAATAAACGACCTTAAGATTGATACTGGTTATTATTACGCGCAGGCACAGTTATGGAGCGAGGAAAACCCAGATGCGTTTGCAGGCATCCATTCATCTTACGGCGTATGCTTGATTATGGATGAAGCATCAGGTATTCCTTCTCCTATTTATTCGGTCAGTGAGGGGTTCTTCTCCGAACCCACGCGCGACCGCTATTGGTTTACTTTCTCCAACCCACGCCGAAACACTGGGCCATTCTACGACAGCTTTAACTCTAAGCAATCATTCTGGAAGAACGAGCAGATAGACTCGCGCACGGTCGAAGGCACAGACCAAAAGCTCTTTCAAACGATGATTGAGCAGTATGGCGAAGATTCCACAGTCGCGCGCGTGGAGGTGATGGGCGAGTTTCCATCCGCGGATGACGATACTGTCATACCTATGTCTTTAGTCAAAGCAGCAGTCGATAGGGATGTATCTCTTACAGCTAATGCACCTATTATATGGGGATTGGATGTCGCTAGGTTTGGCGGAGATAACTCTGCGCTATGTGTGAGGCAAGGAAACCATGTGATGAGTATTAAGTCCTTTAAGTCTATGGATCTTATGCAATTATGTGGTGTGATTAAGAATATGTATGACGAATCTACTGCGATAGAGAAACCACAGGAAATATTGGTAGATGTAATCGGATTGGGCGCAGGCGTGGTGGATAGACTCGCGGAGCAGAACTTACCTGTGCGCGGAATCAATGTTGCCGAAGCACCATCAAGCAAGAAAAATTATTTAAACCTACGCGCTGAATTATGGTTTGCGATTAAAGACTGGTTGGTGCAAAGAGATTGCAGGATTCCGCAGGACGATGAGTTAGTTGCAGAACTAGCAGCGCCTCTGTATAAATACACTTCGACTGGTAAGATTAAGATAGAGAGTAAAGACGAAATGCGCAAGCGTGGAATCAAGTCTCCTGACAAGGCGGATGCGCTCGCGCTGACGATGGCATCAAGTGCTGCAAGTTTTGGTGGAAGCACGAGCTTTTTAGGTTATAATTTCAGACAACCGCTTAAATCAAGAATAATCAGAGTAGGATAATTTATGGCAAAGAAATATAACGAAGAAGAAATCATCGCTAAAGTACAAGAAGAAACTGAGATGATAGACCTAGTAGGCGTGATTAAATCCGAGATGGATGATGCTAAAGACTTTATACATCAAGTCGGCGCAGAAAGAGCTGAGTCTACAGAATACTACCTTGGTACAGAGCCAGAAGGAACTAGCTCCTTGCAATCAGAGTTTGTATCTACAGATGTTAGAGAAAGTGTTTTGTTTATGTTGCCATCTATCATGCGTACTTTCTTTGGTACTAAAAAGATTGTAGAGTTTGTACCTAAAGGACCAGAAGATATCCAGTTAGCAGAACAACAAACAGATTATATTAACTATCTGATTAGAGAAAAGAATCCAGGCTTCCAAGTTTTGTATGACGTTTTTAAAGATGCTCTAGTAAGAAAGACTGGTTTTGTAAAAGTATTTTGGGATGACAGCGTAAACGCAACGACACACGAATATAGCAACATAGACCCACAATCCTACCAAGCATTAATCTTAGATAAGAATGTAGAGGTAATAGAAGAATCAGTTACCAACGAAACAATTATAACCATGGACCCAATAAGCGGTGAAGAGGTAACGCAAGAAATACCAGCAAGTTATGATCTAACCATTAGAAGATTAAAACCAAAAGACCAAGTATGTATTGAGTCTGTACCACCAGAAGAAATATTAATTTCAAGACACGCGCGCGATATAGACACAGCTTCTTACGTTGCACACCGCATGATTAAATCTGTGTCCGACCTAGTAGCTATGGGTTACGACCAAGAAGAGATAGAGCAGTATGCAGGTTATGGCGGTAGCGCACTTGACCCAGAAAGCTATGAAGAACAAGAAGCAAGAAACCCATTTGATAACATGGTATACCCAGATAGAAACGATGCTGGTGGTAAAGATGTTTTATACGTTGAGCATTACCTATACTATGATTTTGACGGTGATGGTATTGATGAACGAATCAGAGTCTGCACAGCAGGTAATGGTTTAGAAGTTTTAAACGTAGAACCATGGGATGAACTACCAATATGTATGTTCTGTCCTGACCCAGAACCACACACAGCAATAGGATCTTGTCCTGCTGATTACTTAAAACCAATCCAAGCAGCTAAATCACAAATTATGCGTGATACTTTAGATTCTCTTGGACATTCTATTTTCCCAAGAATGGGAGTGGTTGAAGGTCAAGTAAATATAGACGATGTACTTAATACAGATATTGGTCAGCCAATTAGAATGAGAGCGCCAGGAATGGTACAACCATTTGCTGTACCT